TCTTCATCCGTATACTCCGCAACAACTAAACTTATCCATAAAAAAATAATGATACACAGCGAATCCTATTACCATTCCTATGCTCATTCCTATAAAAAACGTTACATATTTTATCATGTTAAAATATTATGTCCATTACTAAATATAACGTAATAAATATGAACATACTCATCATCTGAATGTTATATGGATGATTGATCATTCCTTTTGCTCTCGATCTCCAAAGATGATCTTATACTTTAGTTTTCCACCATCATCTCCTTGTGTGTGATCTAAAGGTTCTTCAATTTGTATAATATGTTTTACGCCATCACACCCAACAGCAAAAAGAAATAACAAACCGATGATCATGCAAGATACTAAATACTTCATCCATTTAGTTCTCTTGTTTCTTTTTTCTCTTGCGAGTCTTCTTGCCCTTAGAATTTTTAAACTGTTGTATCTCATTTTCTATTACCTCAATCTTTGCTTTAATTAAGACCATGTCTTGCGACAATGAGAATGTACGTTGCAGTGTCCATCCTCCGAGCGCTAATAGTATAGCGAGTAAGGCCGTGATTAATTTTTCGTTCATCTAGTTACAATTGTTTTTGTCTAAATCAATTGGCTTGTCACCATTATAAAACCATACATAAGATGAGAGTTTCGTTCCATCTTGTGTATAGGTACATTTTTTGCCCACCGAGCAGGCGCTTAATGCAAATAATAATGCAAGAACTAAATACAATTTATTCATTTGGCTCCTCTGTTTTTTCTTCTTCGTCTTTTATTTGACAACATGTACCTGATTTTTCTTTTTCTTTGGTATGCATATTGCAAGTTTGTTTTTCGTCTATTGACATGAGAGACACTCATCGTTGTTTACTTGAATTCCCTGTGGATTACAATTACATTTTTTGCATGCACATACACCATTAGCATCTGAATGTTCACTTACATTACAGTGGCAATCACATAAACAATCTTTACACTTTGTCATTTTTAGTTTCCTCAATTCCGTAGAAGTACTTATCCGTATCTTCTGTTTTCCATTTACTACTATCTTCAACATTCCATTCGGAAGTTTGTACCTTCCAATCAAAAGGAATCTCATCCTTCACTGTGAAAGATGGAATGCTCCAGATTAATCTATTATTAGGCTGAGCCGCATAGTTGCCATCATCCAAAGCAAGTATGTGTGCGCACTTATGTTCGTGCGGGATTTCCGAATGATCTGTATCGACTATATTACTCTCTGGGTGAGCCCAGTCAACCGTGAAAAGGTACGCACCTGAGCGCCATTTTTTATCTTTACCAATGTATTTACCTGATTGGCCGTCTAAGATATCAAAAGAAGTAATGCTAGGATAGTAACTGAAGCAATTCCATAGCTCCAACTCATCAAGTCGCAGCCGAGGAACCTCACCTGCTTTAAATCCTCTTTGTATGAATGCAGATATCGGCAAGCGGTAGAATACAGCTCCATTTTCCATAATTGCGTGAAAGAGTATAGGACGCCCTGTAATCGATGCAACGCCAAAAAGTATGCAGTCTTCCACTTCTCCATGGTGTTCTTTAAGATCATAGAGATACTCTCTCCGGATCTGTGCATAGATCACAGGAATGTTTGCGTTTAAATAAGCCATTCAACATATAGTCCTAGGTTGCTAAAAAATAAATGGCAACAATTACTACCACAACAGCGGCAGATATTTTTGGATTAGCTTTTGCTAATGTCCAAAGTTGTTTAACTTTTTCCATGTTTTCCTCCTATTTTATGTCGCCCCAGTTATCACCGGACGCGTAGTCTACCTTATTTGGTATCTTAAGTCTAATCGCTTTTTCCATGATCTTTTTAACTTTTAGAGCTGTTTCTGCATCGGGAATAGAAACACATAACTCATCATGAATTTGAATATGTGGTAATATACCCTCTTTATAAAGGTCCACCATAGATTGTTTCGTCATGTCCGCTGCACTTCCTTGTACTAATCTATTTAATGCGCGATATGTAAAAGCTAACCGATAATGTCCATTAAAATTATTACAAGCAGTATCTTCGGGATATTTTTCTTTGTATCTTAATTTGGCTTCTTCTTTGGTCAAAACAGGAACAGGTTCATATTTATATGAAGTAATAGTTTGCCATTCTTCTTTTTCTTCGTTGTATTTTTTCTCTTTTGTTTTTATCTCGATTTCGAATCTTCCTAATTCTGTATTCCATTGTTTATCGTAAGGTTCCCATCTATCAAATCTACAAAACCTATCTCCTAATGTATAAATTAATTCATGGTCTTCAGCAAATTTAATCAGTCCATTTGATAATTCTTTAATAAAAGGAACTTTAGAATGGTATCCATAAAACAATTCTCGTGCTTCGTGAGGAGAAAGGTCGAGTTCTTTTTGTAGCTTCATCTTTCCCATACCATAAAACAACCCGAGATTAATTGTTTTAGCTTGGCTTCTAGGAATTTTAGCCATGTTAGCTACAATACCGTGAAAATCAGTTTTAGGGTCCTTCTGGTAAGCTTCTGCTAACTGATCAGTTCCAGGGAGTTCCCATCTTAATGCGTAATGCACCACAATTCTTGGCTCTTGTTGAGAGTAGTCGAAAGACCCCCATGTACATCCTTCTTCAGGAAGAAATATTTGTCGGATTCTTTTTCCAATCGGCCCTTTGGCAGGAACTTGTTGGAGATTTGGATTACTCATAGAAAATCTTCCAGTCACCGTTCCACCTTGATCTGATCTAATTTGATTTATATCAGCATGAATTCTACCTTTATGTACAAAACTTAAAAGTCCTTCTACAAAAGCATTTTTTGCTTTATCACATTCTCTAGCACGTGCGATCATACGTAGGTAGATGTTCTTATGTGTTTTTAAATATTGTTTAGGGAGTTGAGGCATCTTTGATTTAGGTGTTACTTTATAATCTTTAATTTTTTGTTGATCTAAAAGTTTTTTAATAGAAGCGGAGGCCCATATCTCTACTTTAACTCCAGTCCCGGTGTGAATATCTTTTATGATCTGGTCTCTTTCTGTTGCTAGTTCGTTGCCAAATTGTTTCGCTTTTTCAACGTCGACGCGAACCCCTTTAAATTTCATATCCACAAGGCATGGAAATAAGTTGGTTTCTAATTGAAATATTTTTTGTAAAGTCTTCTTCTCTCCCTCAGGATTCACAAAGATAGTTTCTTTTAATTTTGGTTCAAATACTTTCCATAGTTTCAAAGTTAATTTAACGTCTTGTTCAGCATAATCTTTAACTAAACTATAGGGAAGTTTATGCATATTATTAAGGGGGTCCTTGATTCCACATTCTTTTAAAGATCTGTCTCTAAGATCATATTTATACTTGGATTCACTTAGATAGTCTTTGCTTATTGAATCTAAAGTATATCTCATTCTATTTTCATCGATAACGGATGCAGCAATCATGGTGTCTAGTAATTCTCCTTTTGGCATTAAGCCAGTTTCAGCTCGAATCCAACAAACGTCATACATTGCGTTATGAAATACTTTTTTAATGTTAGGGTTTTGAAATAGTACTTTATTTAATTTTTCCCAGGTTTCTTTGGGAGCTAATTTATCAGAATTTTTATGACGAATGGGAAAATAACATGTTTGTTTTCCAGTGCAGACTCCAATACCACAGACTTTTCCTATACCTCTTACAGCTCCTGACCCTTTCGTTTTTAATTCTGGGTCATGAGTTTCTAAGTCTACTGCAACTATGTCAACGCCTGTTAAATCTAAATCTTCTACTCGAGGCGCAGTACACATTATTTTTTCTCCGCCTCTTCTTTAGTGATCCCTGCATTACGGTATTCTTCTTCTTCCGTCATGGGAATCATGTCAGGATCTTTGGATTTAGTTAAAGTAAAACCAGGTGGTAAAGGTCTAATGTTCGGTGTGTCGGGATAATCTCTTTCAATGATCATATCTATGTAATGTTTTGCTTTCTTTAGATCTTCCTTCTTTCCCTTGTACTTATGTCGACAGATATATTTTATAGCATTTCCTTCAGCAAAGGGCAAATTATTTTTATTAGCAAATTCACTTGGCTGAATTTTAAAATTTAAATAATGAGATCCCCCTATTTGTTTATCGTATGTTCCCATAGTTCCCTAACTCCTTCCCTGTTTCTGATCGCAGTACCCATGCATCATAGATTCCTCTACTAAACATGACATACTTTAATCTTTTTTGTACAAATAAAGGTTCGGGTTTACGTCTAAATATACTTAAATCCCCTACCACATTATCAAAAGTGGTACCTTTAACTTTATGAATACTTCCATACCTCACTCTAATTGTTCCATCAGAATCAAATCCACTCTTTATAACCTTTCTAATGTAGACC